GGTAGGTGTTGTCCAGCACCTGTCGAAGTAGGGTCGACTTGATGTGCTGGATATCCATCGTCAGGTCGGCGATGGATAGCCCGTGGAACTTGTGCGTGAGGATGACAGGCGTAGCCGTGGAGAACGGGATACGGTCGACCTCTTCAACGTCCAGAAGCGTTGCCGACCCACCGCCGTCAGGGTCGCCGGCGTAGGTCACTTTCAACAGCTCATCAATGCCGTCATCGTTCCGATCGAGGTAGAGATAGCACTCGGTTATCCAGTAAACGTCCTGCGTGTAGACGGTCGCCAGCCCTTCGTCGTCCAAACGGTCGCGGGCAATCTTCTCGGGAGTGTCAACGTCGTCAGAGGTGGGTAGGCTTTCCACCAGTTCACGGCTGAAGCCTTCTTCAATCAGGTCCGACTTGGACTTCTGAACTCGCATATAGCAAGACCGCGCGTCCTTGGCATACGGGCTTGAAGCATCCCGGCTGATACCGAAATCTTCAGGGGCAACAGGCTCAATCCTCACTTGCCCCTTGCGCTTGATGGTCTTGAAGGCAACCGACATCGTGCCATCTTCTGCGACATTGACCTCGATTGGCTCACGGGTCACCGAGGTGTCGGCCATCAGCTGCATGATGCCGAGTTCGTCGAGGCCTTCGTACTCCTCGCGTTCCTCGGTGTCGTTATCTTCCCACCAGACCTTCAAGATGCCGTTCTTGCTGAGCAGGGCGTCCTTCAGGAAGGTGTAGGTGTTGTAAAAGCCCTTGTTCTGCTTCCAGTAGACGTAATTCACGACGTCCGTTTCCTGCTCGGCCTGCTGCTCGTCCTCAGGCCCAACAGGGTCGAACACCACCATGTTGTCGGCATCAGCGAAGATTCGGATTAGGGACGGAAGGATCCATTCCACCGTCTCCATCACCTCGCGCGTGATGACCTGGCTTCTCCCCTCCACCTCGTCGCCATAAACCTCGCCAAGGTAGTAATCCAGCGCTACCGCTCGCTCATTGGAGATTTCACTACCCCACCGCCCGATGGTGGAGGTCACCTCCATCTGGGCTTTTGCAAGAATTTGGGAATCAGTCAGCTTTGGCATTTTTCCGCCTTTCGATCTTCGCTTCCAGCACGGCAACCGCGGCCTTGAGGGCGGTTAACTCTGCGGTAAGCTCGGCAATTCGTTTGATGAGGTAGGCGGTGTTCACAGAATGCCTTTCGTCGAGTACTTGATCGGCTCCCACCGTTTTTCCTGTCGGCCTTTGTGCATTGCGCCCACGCGAAACGCATCACTACCATGCGACGCCCAGTCATGCACTGGTCGGAGACGATAAGTTCTGTTCACTTCGTCATACTCCGCTCGATAATGGCGCAATGCGTTGAGTCCTGCCGCACAGTGTATTGCATCAAACCAGCAATTCGGCAGCATTTTACGGACGGCTTCGATGCCATCTTCGAGGCGGTGCTGAGGCTGCACAATCGGTCTTTGCCCAATCAAGTCGTTCAGCGTGTCGACTCGGGCTTTTCCGGTATCGAGGCTGCGCTGCTTTGCGTCGTGAGGCAGAACAATGTCGCCGAGCGTCCAGTTGTTTTCTCGGACCTTTTTGAGCAGGACATTAGCGTAATGACTCAGCGCTTCCCCTGAGTTTTCGTAGTAGTCCAGAAGTCGGATTTCAGGGCCGACCCTTTGCGCGAACCATATTGCGGTTGAATCGCCGATACCCAAGTCCCACCATGTTTCGACAGGATATCCGGGGTCGGCATTGATGTTTCGGAGTCTGTTCTTGCGCTCTGCATCTTCGAGCAGACGGCCGTAATAAGAGCCGACAATGGCAGCGGTCCAGCTGCACTCGAATTCTTGGGAATATCGTTCTTCACTCAGTTGTTTCCTTGAGTCATCCAGTTCCGATTGTTCAACGTATCCGGTTTCCGAGGCCTTGTGTACTCGGACGAACCACTCAGGGTCGTCCCTGTATTTCTCATAGAGCTGAAAGAAAGCATTGTGGCCCATCGGGGTGCCGATAAAGGTCGCCCTACCCTTTCTGTCCGACAATGCTGGCCGGATGATTTCTTCCCAGACCCGCTCGCTCATCTGGGCATATTCGTCCATCGCGCATGAATCAAGATAGATGCCGCGCAACGAGTCAGGGCTGTCCGCACCGTACAACGAAACGCGCCCACCGTTCGGGAAGTCTGCCCTGAGCTCTGCTTGGTTGTAGGACATGCCTGGGATTTCTCTTGTGAATTTTTGGAGGTAATCCCAAGCCACCGCCTTGGCTTGTCTGTAGAGCGGCGCAATGTAAGCACCCCGCGGGCTTTCTTTTTGGCAGGTCAAGATATCTCGGACGATGTCGTTCAGCACCATCACCGTCTTACCGAACCTCCGGTGACAGACCGCAATAGCCCAGCGCTGACTTCGATTATGGTACTCCTTCTGAAGAAGCCTCGGAGAGTATTTCAGCTGGATGTGCTGTCGGACCATGTAATCACCAGTTCAACTGGCCCATTTTCGCCCGCAATGGTCTGAGTGACCTTGCCCTCAAGCCTGTCACCGATTTCCTTCAGCGCAGCAATGTCGCCACCCTCCGCTGCGGTGATGATGGCATTGGCAAGGCTGTCCAGTTTCTTGCCTTGCAGCACAGCACGCCGAATGGCCTCGCTCCAGATTTTGTTCTTGACCGCGTTCTTGTTTCCGACTGGTGCACCGGGTGATGGCATATTATGTCAAATCGTAAATGGTTGAGTGGTAGGGTAATCCTAAACGGTGCGTCTTGAAAAGGGTAGGAGCATTCTTACCACTTAACCTTGTCCGCCCAGTACGCTGCCGATGACTTGCCCTTATTGATGTTCTTGCCGTGCCTGGCCTTGAAAGACTTTCGTTTTTCAGTAGTCGCCGCTGACTCTCCAGCCTTCGGTTTGCCTGCGGTCTTGGCTCCTTGCTGACCGAATCGGATGACTTTCTCCGTGCCGTCGTAACAGGCCTTAACCACATGAGACTTCTTCGGATGACCCGGTGTCCTGCGTGGTTTGTTGCAGGGCATCATGTCCTTGTCGAGGAGGCCAGCCATTACTTCTTCTTGGCTGTTTTCGCAGATGCCTTAAATGCCTTAGCCGTCGGCGCCCCTTTGCTGCCGGGCTTTCGCATCTTCTCGCCAGAACCTTCCTTGATGCGCTCGCGCTTGGCATTGATGTTTGCGTAAAGACCTTTCATGGTTTCTCCTAAGCTGTCAGTAAAAGCAGGATTTCCTCGTCCTCGCGCAACAATCTTGCAAGCCAGTCTGCGCGGGTGTCAATTTTCGTTTCGAGGCGCTTCGCCTTCTTGATTATGCGTCTGGCAAGAACCTCGTCCCCGAGAGCCTTCGCGATTGCCGCTTGGTCATTGGCTTTTTCAGTAAGCTGCCGGAGCAGTTCAAGCTCTTCGGCCCGGCTCCTGACCGTGTAAACCCGCCCATCGACCGTGACGCGCTTGGGGTATTTGTGCCCGATGCCGCCAGTCTTAACAACAACGGGAGTCGGAGGCTTTGCGCCGAATCCGTCATACAGAAACGCAGCAGCGATTCGGTCGGTGGAGCCATCCGGAATGTATCCCGCGCCTCGGAAGGGCAGGGCGACATGAATGGCGCTAAAGCGTTTTGATGGCGTGTTCACGGCCCGCCGACTTCGGTCCTCGTGAAGGTTGTCCCATCGTCAGAGACAGTCGCTTTCTGGTGCACGGTCGACTCGTCGTCTGCGAAGAGCTTGTACTCGGTCGAGGTCTGAGTGACCTTGTTTCGGAAGGCCTTGTAGAGATACCCGATTTTTGCGGCAAGGGTGATTGTCGAACCTGGCGCCCCGCTTCCGGGCTCTGCGTAGGTATCTGTGTTGAGAGCCGCGACCACTTGGGTCTTGACGTCGGTCGTGCTGATGTTGTTGAGCGCCGAGATGCTGGACGAAGTAGCTAGTCCGGCCTGAATCTTGGTTACTGCGTCCGCAGCAATTTCGGCAGCGCCGATAGCGTCAGTAGCAATCGCAGAGGCAGTAATAGCGCCAGCACCAAAGACACCGCTAGTAATAGCGCCGCTACCCCAAGCAGTTCCGCCGGCGTTGACAACATTGACGCCAATTTGCGCCGAAGTTGTTGAGACTGTAGTTCCTGATATTTCGGCAGTGTTGACATCAAGTTTGTCCGTGTTTCCGATGAACGAGTCATAGACATTCGCGGCCAGCACGCAACATTCCAGACGAACCGTTAGAGCTCCGGCGACATGCACGAAGATGACCATCGGCCCGAGCGTGTCGGTGTCTGTTGCGTCAAGAACTGCATAATAAATCCCGTTCGAGATTGCCGTAGCGCCGCCGCTGTTTTTGTTTGCAAGCGTGGTCGCTCCGGTTTTCCAGAGCTTTATATCGGTGTTCGCAATGGTCAGCGCGGTCTCTTCGGTGTTGCCATCTGTGGAATCTACAAAGTAACCGAGAGGAACTTCTTGTGAGGCTGTGGACTGTTTAAGAAATATCATGCGGCCATGCCTTGCATCTGTCGTTGCCGATAAAGTACAGGAATTGTGACGCCAGCAGCAGCCTCTACTGGTAGTTTTGCAAGACGGTTGATTGGGAGGATGGTCTTAACTGGCGGATCCCAGTTTGAAAACCTAACTCCGCGCGTAGAGAATGGCTGGCCCACTCTGCTTTTCGCGTCCGCTACATTTCGCAGAACGCCGCCTTGCAGAGGGAAATAAACAACAAGATTCTGACGCCTAACCGATAACGGACTTGCGCCTCTTCCAAGCAATGCTACGTCCGCGTTTTGCAGATTTGCGTTCCACAAAGCAACATGACCAATATATCCGCTGAAAAACCTCCCCGCAAAATCCGCTTGGCCTAGAATGAATTTATCAAGAACCTGACTTGTCTGGTTGCTGTTTGTGCTGCTGAGAGTTTGGGGGCTTGCGTTAAGATGAATTGCGCGGCCTGTATTGCTGCTGAATCTCCCTACTGCATGGTTCCACCGATTGAGAACAATTCCAGACCGTAAAAGCGTCGTCCCTTGCGTTCCGTTCCATGTCTGAACTGACAAGCTTGTCGAAAAAGTTCCAATCCAATAAGAGTTGTTCGCTGCTGAGGCGCCAACATGAAAAATGTCGGTGGCTCCAGAAAGGCTTGTGGGGTAAAACCAACACGCAAGCGTGAACGGATACGCAACAGTTATGTTTAGCGGTTTATTGTTCCCGCCGCTACCAAGCCAAACCCCCTGCGTTTCGTTGAAAAAAAGTGACATCAGGCTACGTCGTATTTAATTCCAACAAAGTTGAAACTATTAGTATTGATGGCCGTGTTCCTAAGATTCACCGCCGTATTGTGAGCGACAAACAGCCCCCAATATTTCGGCATCACTCCACCAAAAAGCTGAGCGACAGAAAACGGAGCAATCGGATACAAAATGTCAGAAGTGTTTTGCAATACGTTGATCGCGGCGCCTAGCCTAAACATTGAATACAAAACACCTGTATTCGTTATTGTTTCTGCTGAATCAACGCCATCAATCACGTCAATCGCCGTTGTGCTTGGGGCAACTTCCGCGCCCCACACAAAAACATTAATCACAGTGTTAATTGTCGGAGTCGTCCCAACCGACACAGACCCATCCACGAGACAATCCACATACTTGTTGCTCGTGTTGTCAATTTCGTTGCTTTCGCGGCCAGCAACCCAAGTTGACGAACTCGCAAGGTTGGCCAAGTCCATCGTGATGCTAGTGTTTGAGCTGTAATTGATTGTCTGCGTTGCCATCAGAAAGCCCTCGCCTCGGCAATGTCTCCGAAGTTCACATACCCGCCAACGCCCGCGACCTCTTGCGGCGTTTTCATCACGGCCCCAAGTGCCAGCAGAGAATCCATCGCTGCCTGCGTCATAAGCCCAACGGACACGAACAGGCTCAGCATGGCTTGATTCTCAGCGCTTCCAGTGTCGAACTCAGGAACATCCCCGCACGCAAAAAGCGCCTGAGCAGCCATGCCGGCGTTTTGCACCGCTGTCTTTTGCGCGTCGGCTCCGGTGTTATATGCAGCCGCGGCATTGATGGTCGTGAATCCGCCATTCGCCCCCGCCCACTGCAAGAGCCTGGCCTTTGTAATGTTTTGCTGCACTTTCACGGTGGGCGCGTTCAATGCCGACACCAACTCGGCGTCGGTCATTACGTCGTATGGCGGCTGCTCAATCAGCGCTTTGAGCTTTACGATGTCGACCATTATTTTTTCTTACTCTTTCCTGTCGAATTAAGAAATGGCTTGGTCTCGGGCTTCCTTGGCTTTCACTTTCATTTCCGTCAGGACGCCCACACCCTCACCTGCTTGGCCGGAAAGACTTGGTAAGCCTCAAGCTCAGGGGCTTCCGCGACATTCCGCACGTTGGCATGCCATCCGTCATACGGAACCGGCGGGAGGTCTGGATCTTCTTGGTCCTCGTAAATGATTCCGATAACGTCAACAGCCGTGTATTTCGGAATCAGCACAGTCTGTCCGTCGTAGGTGCTTTCGGTGAACAGCATGGTATTGCACTCTGCTTCGTCCGCGAACTTTAAAAGATAGTCGTTGTAACTCATGTCGTGATTCCCTGAAGTTCAGCATTAGTTAATCTGCGGGGATAATAGACGATACGTTGGATGTGGCCGTTGAGAAATGACGTTGTTAAATTTGAATTTCCTAAAGTTAAACGACTCAAAGTCGGCACTGTTCCAGAAGTGTCGGTCGAAACGGCCCCCCCATTTCTGCTTGAGGCAAAATCATTTACCAAATATGCACCACTTAACTTTATCAAAGTATTCGCACTAATTGCTGTGCCGGGAGATGGAGTTAAAGCCGCTTGGGATGAACTACTTACAAAAACATCCCATCTTGGAAAACCAGAACTTACCATGTACAAAGTGCATGAGTCTGCGAATCCAGCGCCATTGTCCATCGCCGCTATATATTGGGTTCCAGAAATTCCTATTGAACTGTATTGAGCGAACAACGTCCCCGCCGCCGCGTTATACCAAGGGCTTAGCGTGTTAACGCTCGCAACATCAGCGGAGCGGGTGGCTGCTGCTGATGAGGTGGAAATGACGGAAGTGGCGAAGGCTCCGAGTTCAAGCTGCGGCATACCGATGCGGAGGGTAAGGTCCACCGCTCCCGTTCCAGTAATAATTCGCAAAAACGCTAGTAATTGAGCGGTTGTGGCGCCACCATTCAATGTGACTGTCCCATTGACTCTTTGAGTTGCAAGTCCGCTTGATGTCGGAACAGCAAGGGAAGATGAATTTTGACCGCTAATAAATACACCGCCTGATGTGAACTCATTAAAACGAAACACAAATGACGATATATTTGTTAACGTGCCACCTGCCAATTTTTGATAAATTGCTTCTGTCCACGTTTGTCCAGTTAAAGCAGTCACACTTGCGGCTGGTTCAAAAACAATATCTATGCTGACCGAACCTGCCGTTGTCCCAAAAATACGAATGTCAATGTAAGTGATACCGCTTTCTGTTCCGGTGCCAATTACTTCAGAAGATAGCCCAGCGCCTGCTGTTACTGACCAATTCGTCGGAGCCGTTCCCGGCGTCCCAGCAACAGCACCAACCATCGTATTATTACGAATGCTGTTCGTCCGCTGCTCCTCAACCAACATTCCCTGTGCAGCCAATGTGCTCGGGTTGTAGTCGAAGCGCGCTGCATCAGTTGTTGCGGTCTGAAGGGTTCCAGTCGCATCGAAATACGTCCCGGAGCTCGCTCTGGTGAACGTGATGATGTCTGCGAAGGCTTTAGTTACGAGAGGCATATCTTGGTCATTTTTTCTTTCCCTTTCCTGCCGAACTAAGCGCAATCGCAATCGCCTGCTTCTGCGGCTTGCCTGCCTTCATCTCCTTTTTGATGTTGCTGGAGATGATTTTCTGATTCGACCCTTTTTTCAGCGGCATAGTATTCCTCGCAGAATTTCCTAGCCTCACGGCTTGTTTTGAACTTGCCTAGTATGGTAGGGAAATCCCATCGCAAAAGCGACGGTTTCCAATAATTTTTTACGACAATCCAGTGGCGCCCCCGCCAGACCGCCATGAGCCGGTTTTCCCCAGGCAACGCTAGCTGCACCCATCGATCATCCTGCTTCTTCCACCGCAGCAAGGATTCGGATGGCGTCTGCGGGGCTTCGGACGATGTAGACCGGGGCTTTTTGTCGTTCGATCCACTCATTTTGCAGGTCATTGGTCTTTTTCGTTCCGACTTTTATTTCCATCAGATACCAAACCCCGAGAAACGATACAAGCAAGTCAGGAACGCCTTCGCCCACTCGATGCAAGCTGGTCACCGTCGCCCCATAATCCCGAAGGGCTGCGACTATCTCGGCCTGATTCTGGTCAACCTTTGCCCTTCTCATAAATTTCCTTTTGGGTTTCGAGGATAGCAATCAGGAACGTAATCGCGCGGTCTTTTGAGTTGCCGTCGCGGTAACTGTCCATCACCTGATGGCATGAATGACATAATGCTGCGACGCAATGGTCCCAAGCCTTTTGCCCCATGCCCTTTCCGAGGCGGTGGCTCATGTGACCGCTGTAGTGCGCTGGGACGATGGTCCCATCGTCTGCCCCGCATATCTTGCAAGACAGTTCCCGCACCTTGTCGAGATACTTCCTGTCCCTCATGCGCGCCTCTGGGAGGCTTCCAGCGTCCTCCAGACGTCGATGATGACCATCGCGGTCGCTCTCCTAGCCTTCAGGAGCTCCTTGGCGTAGACCTTCTTCTCAAGCTCAGCATTGGCATCCTGAGATTCTGCCGACTGGTTCGCTTTCGCTGCTCTTTCGGCTTGCGTTCCGGTTGCCTCAAGGAAAGCAATCTCCCGGACCTGTTTTACTCTGAGCTCCGCAGCCTCCAAGTTAGCGGCGGCTTGGGCGTATGGCTCATCCGACTCGCATAGATAATTGATGGCGCGTCCGACTCGTTCTGCGTCTGGGAGACCCATGCTTTTGCTTCCTCAAAGGAGTCAAAGACCCCTCGGATTTGTTTTTCTTTCCAGAGCGTGTAGAGAGGCCCGGGGAGGGTCTTGCACACCTTCCACGGACCGTTCTCCACGAAGTACTCGCCCCGCCTAGCCCACAACCCTGAGCTTCCTCATGGCGGTCTGTACCGCGGCTCTGGCGGCTTCCTTGTCGATTACGGGAGTCTCTGGGATGACGCCAGGTTTATGCGCGAGGGGTCGCTCTAGTTTTTCTGGATAGATATCCAGCCAACCTCGGATAATGGCCTTCTCCAACAGGTTGTTGATGTCCTGTCCTTGCTCTTCAAACCTAGAAAGTCTTGAGAGCATCCGTTTTTCTGCTACTGGCGAAAGGGGTTTCTTTTTGTCTTTCCTGTGTTGAACGAAGTCCAACCAGAGTTCGGGATCTAGCATTAAGCACCTCAACCATTGCTATATCTTCTGCTTCTTGTCTGGAAAGACCTCCATCATGTTCAAGGATGGCTGACCTTTCCTCCCAGTGCTCCCTTAGGTTTTTATCCCTTAGAAGCTCCATTCTCAAAGCCTTCAACTGTGGATTAATCATATTTCAGGCATACCCTCCCCATTTTCCGGTGACAGGTCTTAAGGCCTTTTTCGGCGGCCTTTCTGTCAGAACAAAGCCAATGAGCTCTGCCCGGTAATCGTTCCGTCTCGGCTTCAGGCATGGGTAAGCCTGAATGTCACCGTCGTGGAGGTCAGGGGTCGGACCTTTGCCCACTCTTGTCTGGCCTGCTTTTCTTCCGAGCTGCGACAGACCGCGCACCTGCTATCGTGCGGAGTACGGGTCTGGAGTTGAACTGGCCCAGACCGGAACCAGATGACCAAGGGGGAGGGGCCAGAGGGGGGTCAAGTTCCTCGTTCGCGTAGCTGACGCTAGGCCCGCGGTCATTTTACATCAAGGTTTGTGCAAATGGTACTGGGCAACCCTTGCCCCATCACGCCAGACCATCGTCGTTCGGATATCCATCCCACGCTCTCTGAGCTTGTAGATTTGGCCTCCGAGCCTCATGCCCATACCACGCTTCAGGGCATCCAGTGGCGTGAGCCTGTGGCCCCTCTCAAGGGCTTTCAGGACCATCTTTAGCTTGCTCATGTGAATATCTTCCACAAGACGAAAAAAAGGCCCCAAAGAGCGGAACCTGCACCCACTGAAATCATAATCCCTCCCAGCTCAGGATGATTTTGCATGATTCATCAGCTTTTCGATGATGTCCGCTGACGGATTGCGGATGCGCCGCTGGCTGAACTTGCAGAGCCAGTGGTAGTTCACGCCGGCTTCCCGGCAGAGCTCAGGCCAGCGGCCTCGCTGCATTCGGACATACTCCCAGGCACGTTCAGTCACGGTTTTCATCTCACCAGCGTGGCATGATGATGCCAAAGTGTCAACTTCGTGCATGTCACACTTGTTTGCATTTGGGTGTTGACAGGTCATTCTGGTCTGGTATGATCCTACCACGTTCAACGCAAAGTGAAGTGGAGAAATCAAATGATGAATCTTACCGAAAAAGAACAAACCCTCCTGTCAGCCATTGCAAAAGGCATGGACGAACCCGGCTGCGGCTGGCTGGGTGAAATTGCCTTCAACCTTTTCAACCGGAACCATTACGTCATCGACGGCATTCTAGGTTCGCTGGTGAAAAAAGGACTGGTGGATACCATGATCGACGAGAGCGGCTTGCCCGGCGTCCCGGATGCGGTGTGGGTCAGCCTGACCGATGAAGGCGAAATGCTCAAGTAATCCCGAAAACAGAAACTAGGCCACGGACGGCCTTCAACGCAAAGTGAAGTGAGATAGAAAGATGATTTGCAAAATTACGGCTCATGGCGCACCAGCTGGTCAACAAACATTTTACAACGGAAGCGCCAGAGCGATGATTGCTCGCGGAACCGAAGAAGAAATCAATCGCTGGGCTGCGAAATGGCTCGGCAAAGGCTGGTCCGTCACGATCAACCCGCCCGCCGGCGGGCGGGCCGAGTGGCAGGCGGCGGCCAATCGTCGCGGGGTGATGTCATGAAGTTTGACGTCGACACGTTCCTTATTGGCGTTCTTCTCCCATTGGCTTTTTTCGGCGCGCACTTGCGCGGATGGTGGTAATCATGTGGCAAGAACTCGCAAAGAATGCAAGCGCACGGGACTGGAACTCGCTGTCCCGCGATGAGCAGTCGGCCATCGTCAGCGCATGGGCTGACGAAGAAGGCCGCATCGAGATGTTGAGTGACAGCCCTGCCGATATCGTCGGCATGGTCGCTGCTCTTTATGACCCAAGCAACGAAGGCGACAAGCGCGCCGCCTTGAACGAGTTGGGCAAAATGGTCTGCGCGACGTTCGCGACTATGGCCCGGAAGAGTTGTGAGAATTACTGGAAGGCAAACAAGTGAACATTTATCAAAGGCTCAATGCGGCGCGGTCCGAGTTTCACACGCTGGAACTCAAGAAGAGCGGTCACAATAAATTTGCCGGATACAACTATTTCGAGCTCGGGGACTTTGTGGTCCCTGCGCTCGAACTGTTCAAAAAGCACGGCATCTGCTCAACCATATCCTTTGGCGCGGAAGCCCGTATGGAAATCGTCAACGTTGACGAGCCAAGCGACCGAATAATTATCACCAGCCCGATGTCGAGCGCTCAACTCAAGGGCTGTCACGAGGTGCAAAACCTCGGAGCAGTCCAGACATACACGCGCAGATACTTGTGGGTCGCTGCCCTCGAAATCGTCGAGCACGACGCGGTTGACGCTGGCGTGAAGGACGAAAAGCCTAATCAGAGCAAAGACACTACGTCCAAGCTCGGAGAGGTCACCAAGGCCGTGACGGACGGTGATGGTTGGGCCTTGCTCAAAATCGCGCGCGAGGACCATCAGGCGTTCCTGTTCGCTTTCGGTCGGCTTGGCAGCAACCAGAAGAAAGCTGCGCGTGAGCTGGAGCAACTGGCTGCCCAGCAGCGCATGGATTACGTCAGCGGCCTGATTGACGCGAGGGATGCCCAGGACGACGTGGGCGGACGACAGTTGTGGGATGAGCTCTCGACCGATGGGAAGCGCCTCGTCTGGGAGAAGCTCGACGGTGAAACTCAAGCATTCGTGAAAAGCCTGAAGGAGGCGTGATGGAAGATAGAAACAACAGTGGGGTCTTGTTCAAGAACGACCGGAAAGAAAAAGACACACATCCCGACTATAAAGGTCATGCGACCCTTGATGGCGTGGATTATTACGTCAGCAGCTGGATCCGCACCAGCAAGAAGGACGGAGGCAAGTTCATGTCGCTTGCCTTCGTTCCGAAGGGAGAGCAGAAGGCAAAAGCGATTCAGGCGTCGCGTGACCTGATTGACGACGACGATATTCCGTTTTAATCTGGTATCATCATACCAAGTGAGGTGAAGTCATGGAGTTCTGGCATTCAATTCGAGACGAGGATTACATCATCGAAATCCTCAGGTTCTGGCCGGCAAGAATTTGTCGGCGTGTCGGGCACCCCGATAACTGGTGGCCCGACGAGGGCGAGGAGATGGAGTTTGAGATTCTGAACGCCGAAGGTGAGGTTGTGGACATTGACCTCACCAAAGACGAACAGGAAGAAATCGAAGAAGCCATCATCGAATACATGAAAGATTGGTAGAGACGCGGCCCGGCGGGGCATGGCGGGGCACGGCACGGCGCGGCAAGGCTCGGCGGGGCATGGCAGGGCGAGGCAAGGCAAGGTAATTTTTGAGATTGAAGGAAAGAGCAATGATTGCAGAATCGACCCATTGGTACGACGCCGACGGGAAACCGCGGTATACGGTCACAGGCAAGAACGGCAAAGAGCGCGCTACTACACTGCGAGACGCGCGCGCGATGAACCTCTATCCCTCGGTCACCACCATCATCAAGGTAGCCGCGGCGCCGGGACTGGAGAATTGGAAGATTGACCAGGCACTCATGGCAGCACTCACGCTGCCTCGCCTCGAAGGTGAATCGCTTGATGACTTCATGGAGCGAGCAAAGAAGGACGCCAAAGAACAGGCAATCAAGGCCGCAGAGCGCGGGTCTGCGATTCATGCGGACATTGAGCGCGGCTTCAAGGGCATTGACTCAGAAGCCTACAGGGCTGTCCGGGCTGTTCTGGATGAGATGTTTCCCGGCGAGGAATGGATTGCAGAGTCGTCCTTCTCGTGTGCGATTGGCTATGGCGGGAAGATTGACCTGTACAGCAAGAACGGAATTTTTGTGGACTTCAAGACCAAGGACAACCTCGACCCCGAGAGCCTGACCGTCTACGACGAGCAAGCAATGCAGCTGAGCGCGTATGCACTGGGCATCTGGGTTCGGGGGTTAGGAAATCCCGTTCGTGTTTCGGTATTCATTGACCGCGAGGATGTCAGCAAGGTGGCGGTGCATGCGTGGGACGTGGAGTCGCATGAGAAGCACTGCAAGATGTTCTTGAACCTGCTGTCGTATTGGAGAATGTCTAAGAACTATTTTCCGGGGGTGTCATGAGATTCGAAACACTGGAAGAAAAGGTAATCCAATGGGCCGACCGCCGTGGAATCTTGGAGCACGGCAAGCCTCACTCGCAGCTTCTGAAGGCTGTCAGCGAGATGGGTGAGTTGTGCGATGCCGAAGGGAAGAACGACATTGATGCAATTCGAGATGCAGTGGGTGATGTGATGGTGTGCTTGATCAACTATTGCGCACTGAGGAAAATCGACATAAACGATTGCCTCTGGGAGGCGTACAAGCAGATTCAATGTAGGACCGGAAGGCTGATGCCGGATGGCACTTTCGTGAAGGATGAGGGTGCGGAGATGGCCGCAGCGCCTGACATGCTGGAGGCTCCGCGGTTGGTTGAAAACGAGGACATGATCGTCCTTGCTGACCCCGAAATCATCAAAGCGGTAATCTCTAAGGCGATGGGAGAGTGAGCAATGAGCGCCGCGTGCATATCTTGTGGGACAAAGCGCGGCAAGAGGGAAATTCTATTTTTAAGCCGCTGGGGTGGGATTGCGACCGCAAACAATGGGAGCGGGTGAGGGCGTTATGGAATACTTGAGGGGTAATGCCAAAATCATCCGCAAGCGCGGAAACCCGCATCCCAAGTTGACGAAGGAGCTCGTGGTCAGGCTGCGAGAACTAAACGAAATCGGTGTTTGCCTGTCCTGCGCGATTCGAGTGCTTAACCTTGCGGTGAGCTACTCCACGGCATGGAATGCAGCGAACTATATGACGTGGCGTAGCGTTTAAGAAAGGAAAACCATGATTGCAATAACCCAACTTCAGAAGAACACGAAATACTTTTACCAGACCATCTACCGCTCTATGTTGGCCAAGATGGTCGGCGGGCCTGTTACACCGAACACCCGCTTCCCGACTTCCAAGAAAGCCGACGAAGAGGCCTGGGAGTGTGCCAAGCTGCACGCAGCCCTGACGATGAAACTCTGGTCGGTGTCGAATGCGCCGCCGGACCCATGGGCCAATTGGCGAGGCAACCCGAACACCAAGAATCCTGATGACCGGAAGAAGGCCCGCGTTGCGACCTACGTCCTGACCGACAAGGGCGAGGTGTATGACCACCGCGTGCGGTACTTCATTCCGCAGCCTTTTGCTGACAAGCTGGGTTTCTCGAACCCGCAGTGGGCGGAAAGACTAAGCCCCGACTGGTAGCGTCTCGCTCACGAGGACATTCTCGGCCATAGCGCCACACTGTGCGCAGGTGACTCTATGGTCGGTCCAGAGATTCCAGACATCACCGCCGCACTCTCCGCAGCCATAAGCGCCGATGGTCTTTTTCTTTCGGCGCTCGTTGATGTTGATAACGTCAGTCACGCTTCAGAATCTTTACTTTCTTCTCTTCGCCTGGAAACACGACGAAGTTTCGAGTGCCTTTGCCGGCGTTACGGCTACCTTGGTCGAGGTATTTGATGCCGGGGATGCCGCCTTTTCTAAAATACTCGCTCACATCACTTTGCGAGTTCTGATTTTTTAAAGCATTATAAAGTTTGCCAAAAGTTGTTTTTTCTGGGCTTTTTGCCAAAAATCCCGCCGTGCCTGTTAAATCCGTAATTTTCATCAACTCTTTAAAAACTGCTGGCTGCTCACTCAGCGGTTTATCCCAATCCAGCATGCGGTCGATCATTTCGTCGGGGAGGTCGACTTTGTACACAGACGACATTTCTTGCAAAGCTGATTTTGTTTCAGAACTTAAATCAAAATTCTGAGGCTCTTTCAGCGCTGCCCGTAATGCTTGATGAGGGTAATCAAATCCAAGCCAATCGTCTTTTTCCAGAGCTTTCATCACCTGCATTTGAGCGTCTGACAAACCAGCTTCTTTCAACGCAGCCACTGCCTCGTCTGGCGAATTATACTGGCTGTAAACTTCAGAAACTTTTTTCTGAAAGTCTTTATACGGGATTTCTTTTGAGTAATTTATTGCTGTTTCTGGATTTTCCGCTAAATAAATTCCATGCCCATACGCCTGAGCTCCCTCACCACTCCCAATTTTGCTAGCGTCAAACTCACCAAGCGGGTTGGCTTCCGTGGCAGGAAAGCGGTGCGGTGTGCCGTGGTAAGTAATCAGTTCCTGAATCGGAACATTCCTTGCGGCAGTCAATAGCCCACGCGGGCTTGGCGCTATCATCCTACCAGTTTCGTACATCATGCCTTGACCTTGCGGTAACCCCATCTTCTGCGCCCACCAGTCGCTCGTGCCTGTTTGGATAGGCTCAGGCAATGCCTGCCTGATCGTGGCGGCGTATATGTTCCCAGAAGCCTCTGGAGCCAGCAGGCCAATAGCGGTGTTGTAAGCGTCTACGGGGCCGCCAAGATAGTCGGCAGTGGTTCCCCTAAGAGCCCCTCGCGCAAGGTCAAGCAGGCCCATTACCGAGGCCCATAGCCGACTGGAGGCATTGCGCGAAGGTTTACCTGCATGTTAGGCCGCGCAGGGAAGAAGGTTCCGGAACTCGGGAAGCCCGGATTCGTGACCATACCCTTCGGCTGAGGCATTGGTCGATTAACTCGTGGCATCTGGGGAGCGCCCATGTTCCTCGGGGGCATCTGAACCCCGCGCTGCTGAAGAAACGCCATCAGGCGTGGGTCGAGGAGTCCCATCATTGTGCTTTTCCTTTTTCGTAAGTTCGTGCGGTTGTGTATCCAAGATATCCAGCAGAGAACGTCCACCACAGGGCTTCAGGGATAGCCTCAAAGCCGTATCGGACGTTCACGAAGAATGACTTCATCCCCTCAGGTTGGAAGATGCCGAGAACAGGGGCGAGGACGACCAAGCCCAGCAGGATGAAATAGAAAACGTACAGGAACGAAGGTCGCGCCCGCGAGGTCCACGGGTCCGCACTCGCAGCCTCAGCCTTAATTGCTCCGATGGCTATCTCAAGCTCCCGAAAGGCGCCGTCTTGCTTCAGGCGTTCGAGTTCGGCAGCAACCTGGGCCTTCTGGATTGGATCTGGGAAAGCCTTATCCAAGACCTTCCCGAACACCGCGGCTATGGTGTCCGCTATCAATTGAATGGCCAGTGCTTCACGAAGAAAGCGCTTAAGGTTCCCGCAGCACCACCCACCAGCAAGAGGGTTTTCCATCCGCCCTGAGCTTCACTGAGAATGCGCGTGATTTGCTTCAGCTCTGCACGCATCTCCACAATCTCTTTCTGCAAGAACTCAATTTCGGCCTCATGTCGACCAATGTCTCTCTGCATCTCTACACCGCGTTCACTCGGTTGAGCCAACCAATCAGAAACTTGGACTGCTCTGGGTTCCTCGCCAGCGCGTAGTAATGGTCCTTCTGACTGCCCCTGAAGTCCTCAACAATCGCCGAAGTCTTGCCTTCCCTTTCGGCTTCGTGAATCGCGTGCAGGGTATGGTTCCCCACTTTTCCGTCAACCTTGAGCTTGGCCCCATTCGCATTCAGAGCGGTCTGGAGCCACTTTGCTGCCGTAGTTGTACCACAATTCACAGCGGCCTGATAAACCATCGTAGCGAGCTTCTGCGAGGGAAACTGGTCCAGCGACAGCGGTTGCCAGTAGTACATCCGGTATAGTTTCTCGGCTGCTATCTTCAGTTCCTCGGAACCTCTATCTCCAAAGTCCACGAACTTCCAGCCCACCCAATGTGGATGGGCTTTCCGGCTGATACCGAAGATGGTCTCTCCTCCTCGGTCAGCCGGGTCATTGACGTATCCGCCTTCCCACTTCTGGACGAAAGCGTGCGCCTTGGAGAAGTCGCTCACTGAGCAAGAAGCCCCGGAATTGGCGTGAACGCGCCACGACCACCAGTGATAAACGGAGCCACACTGGTCGGCGGAGGCGCAACCGTTCCGGCTCGCATCATGTCGGCAAGGTTTTCAACGGACCTCTCGCGCATATTGGTTGCTCCGACGCGCGCACCCATTGCGCCCAAAGTAAACGGAATCCCGACGCCCGGCTCATATACTGAAGCCCCGCCGCCGAAGAGCGCGCCAACAGAACTGGTCGGCGCAAACCTTCCGTAGAACTTCAGCATGTTTTGCATGGTTCCGCCCCGCGAGGCTTTCTTAATCGCTTTCTGCTCGTCTTTAGTAAACAGACGAATCCTTTTTTCGTTTTGAGAAAGTTTGCGAAGCTGTTGAGCCAGAGAGTTTTCAGTGCCTGACTGCGTAAACTTGCTGACATCGAGCTTGGCATCTTCGAGCATTCTCTCGAACACTTCGCCCTTCATCAGCCTCGAATACTGGTTTCGAGCGTTTTGCCATGCGATAGCGCCCTGCTCGGATGATGTTCCAATGACGTCAGCTTTTGGGAGATTCAAAACGTAATCGTCAAACTCATCTTTCAAGATTGAGGCAAACCTACGAGTCTCGGGCTCAATTGCGGATTGCCCACTCGCAATAATTTTGCGAAGGGCGGAAAGTTCAGCAAAATCTTTCGGTCTGGTGGTGTCTATAAGCTGGTTGAACGCGGCATCAATTTGAGGATAAACGCCGGTAACATAGCCTTGTTGCCTCATGGCTTTTTGAAAGTCACTCATCCGCGAAGCCATTGCGTCCGGCTTAATCTCAATTCCAAGGCTACGCGCTCGCTCATAAGACTGATTCGCAGCGTCTCGCAGAACATCTCGACTCGGCCCCATTGGCTGACGTACGCCCATCCCGAACGGAGCGCCTACAACAGCCCCGGCAGCCATTCCTGCATAGGGATTGTCGTAACCTTCTCCGACCGCTTGCGCTGCTGCCGCGCTGGGGGCCGCTGCTGCAATTTGTCGCCCTGGCGCTTGCGATAGCGTCTCTGAGAGCGCTCTACCCATTGGGGTTGCAGCAGAGGTAGCCATGCGCCCGAGTGCTGGTATTTGCGTTCCTGCGCCCGCAAGAGACTCTGAAGCCATCTGCAAGGCCCGTTCCTGCGGAGAGGATGGCGTCGGGAGTCCTGCCCGAGTAAGCATTCCCTGCACGGCCCCTGAAGGCGACGGTATTTGCATGCTCTGTGGCAAAACGACATTTGCGCCGGCAGTCAAAGCCTCCGCGGCAGGCAAAGCCAAGGAGCCCGCAAGAGCGCCCGGAGGTCCAGCTAACGCGCCTCCAGCGGCTCCGAGCGCCATTGTGGGAAGCGCGCCTCTTGCGACAATCCCTGCGCCTCTGGCGAACTCACTCATTGCGCTAGGCTCAGGGGGTGGCATCACCGGCCCCTGCTTATACTTTTGATATCTAGCAAGCAACTGTGATTTCGTGGTTCCCTCAGGAACATTCCTGATGACCGTCCCATCAGGCATGGTGACGTTCATTCCGGCAGGTCCTCAAAATTTACATCCCCAGAAGGCGCAGAGGGCACTACAGGAGAGGGCACAGAAGGCCCTCCAGAAGCCCGAGATTGCGCTCTTTCAATTCCTTTGCGAACGACGGCTATAAACTCATTGGCTGCCGTGACGAACTCCTGTTCATCTTGCGAAGTGCTCATGCGGGAGATTGCTTGCGTAGCCTTCTCGCCTTCGGTTTGCGTAATTGCTCCGCCGCCTTTCAAAGTCTTGAAAGCCTCCAAGAATTGACCCCCTTGCACCTCCCTCAGTCTGGCCATGAAGTTCGCGGCATCCGTTCCCGGAACATACATCATTGCCTTGCTCGGCGAAGGAGCGCCAACCGCAGCCCGCATTCCGGGATGTTTAATCAGTTCTGCAACTTTTGAAATCATTGCTTGCGAGGAATCAAGATAAGCAAGAAGGTCAAGTCTTGCTGCGGTTCTTTGCTCGCCTTCCATCGTTCCGGCGGCTTTACTGGCTGCGAGCTCTTCCTGCAAGGCTGGATCATACTGAGCCGGAGGCAATCCTTGAATGGGTTTTATTCGGCCCGTCCTCGTATCGAATGACTGCATTCCTTCGGCCGTAGGAATTGCCTGATAATTAGGGCTGACAGGGCGAGTCATCTTGGAGTTCATGTAATCCATGAATGAGCCCGTAAACCCGCCCTGCTTTGCGGCTTCATACTCTTGAATGTTCGCGGCTGGGAGTCGGCCAGTTTGGTTCCGGTTCATCATCATCTGCTTTGCATACTCAGGCCCCATAACAGCTGCCATGCGCTGTTCTTCTGGGGGCAGTGAGGCCATGAAATCACTGAAAGCAGCGTTCTGCCTCTCCTTCTCTGCGGCAGCATCGGCAATGGCTTGCCCCTCTTGGTTGTATCGCAGGATGTTCCGCAGATATTCGGCTCGACGCAAAGCGACCTGTTCTTGTGTGGCCGCAGACTGTTCTTGTGCGGCCTTATTCTGAATCCCCGCCTGCATGCCTCGTATGGCATACTGAAACGGATTGATGGGCTCTCGACTCATGCTGGGCTGCATCAGAAGGCCAAGGCCAGCCATGCCCAGCGGGCTTGTGGAAAGCCTTTCGAGGCCAGAATTGATTCTGTCAGTGATTGCCATTTTTTTTCCTTAGCTTCCCGGGAAATTTCTTCCGAGCCAATTCAAGAACCCGCTTACGACTCCGCCTGAATCGTTGTTGCCTCCGCCGAGCAGCCCGGCTTGCTGCAAGGCGAGAAGCCCTCCCGCTGCCTGAGTCCAGGCCTCGGGCTTAAACACCTGTTCAGTGCCCGTCGACTGCGACCCAAACTGCCCAGACACTGACCGAAGGAATCGATCCAGCGCTTCGCTCGGGGCTCGCTGCTCGAACTTGTACTGATTCACGCGGTCAGTCAGTTCACGCTGACGCTGTTCGTTCAGGATGTCTTGAGCATCAAGGGCGGTGCCGTACATCTCTGCCCGAGCTTGCAGAAGGTCAGGCGCAAATCTTGCCATTTCCTGCTGGCGTTCGCGCTCGTTTTCGTATGCAGTGCCATACATTTTGGTCGCAATGTTAGCAATGCCGCGGCCATAGCCTGCGCTGAGTTGGTTAAAAGCATTCGCCATGCCGGGGCTTCCGGTTCTGCCTGCAAGCCCGAATTTGGAAGAGAGCCCCGGAATATTTTGCGTTAGGAACTGGTCACGCGCTGCTTGACTGGCGGCGGTTACCATGTCGGCGAGGTAGGGATTACTTTCGGGAGAAAGGTACTGCCCAGACATTGCTTGTCTGGCGTATCGCTCTGCCGGATTCAAGATGTTCGGCTGATTCGCAAGGTTCATAATGTTCTGAACCTGCTGCCCTGTTTCCGGCGTCAGATTCGCAACGGTTGAACTCGCGTACTGGCCAAGCGGATTAGTCGCAAACCTCGGGTCGTTAAACCAAGTCTGCGGACGCGGTGCAAAGCCCGTTCCCTGCGGCTGGAGATAAAGATTCTGCGCTGCCTGAAAGCCCTGCGTGAGGTACGGGGCTTGTGTGGCCCACGGGGCGGTGGTGCTTGTACTCGTTAATGTCTCAGGCATTGCGATATCTCCCGCTGATGTTCACACGCACACCCTTTTTCTTTCGGGCAGGCGTCTTGATGTTCTGGAATTTGCCAGGCTTGATGATGCTCCCGACGGCTAATGGCTCGTCGAAGGTAGCAGACGCTCCCGGCTGCATCCCTCCGGTCAGGAGGCCTTGAAGTTGCGGCATGAGAAGGTCAAGGCCGCCGCCAAATCCCGAGCCATCTCCCGGCCCAGTTCCCGGCCCAGTACCTGGCCCGGTGCCGGGGCCAATCCCCGGACCAGTGCCGACGCCCGTTCCAGTTGTGGTTGCGAAAGGGTCACTGATTCCAGTGCCAGTTCCTGAAAAGTTCAAGACTTCTCCAGGCCCCGCATTTGCCCACCCCGAGCCCATACTTGGATCAGTGAACATAAAAGCCCCAGCGCCCGCCCCAAGAAGCGCCATCATCTCTTCAGTGGTCAAACCCGAGGGACCGCCCTGCCCTGTTCCGCCTGTGTCTGGCGTTGGATATTGGCTTCCACCAGTCGCAGCGCCAGAACCCTGTGCACTGCCTCCGGTCAAGTCAGGAGTCGGCTGCGAGGCCCCGCTTGCCACCCCAGCACCGGGAAAATTGGCAACCTGACCCGGACCAGCAGTCGCCCACGAAGGAGCGGAGAAGTCGCCCATTCCGTTCGGCATCGCAGTACCGCCAGCCATTGCAGCAAGGATGGCCTGATTGATCCATTCAGGAGAGCCATAAACAGGCTGCTGCGGCTGAACAGGTTGCGGAGTCTGAAACTCCTGCGCAGTCCCTTGCCCAGCGTTAGCCCATGAAGGAATTTCGGGTCTGGCAATGTTAGGATTTGCGGCTGCCTGTTGCGCATACAGCTGGTCCCACCACTCAGGAGAACCAACAACGGGTTGCGCAGGCGTGACAGGCGTGACAGGAGTGACAGGGGTGGTTGTATCCAGCAGTCCGCCAGTTGTTCCGCCAGC